CAAACGTAAATATGTCCTGTTCAAAAAGCAATAACATCATTAGCAATGAAAATTAGAATTCATAAACTTAAATCTGAAAATACCAGCTCGAACAGGAATTTACAGAAACAATGGTGCACTAACCGATTAAACGTCATGCCACCGGTAAAGGTAATGCCAGCAAAGATGAAATCATCACAGCCATCAAGGCCAAAGGATTTAATCCGGTTGATGATAATGAAGCCGATAGCCTGGCGTTATTGCTATGGGCACAAGACAATATGGAGGTTAAACAATGAATGGCAAACGATTACTGGAGCAATCCATATCAACGATTGAAGAACGACAAAAAATGTATGGCTCGCCAAAAGAAAACTTTGAGCATATTGCCAAACGCTGGTCGCTTCTCTTGGGAATTACCGTTACATCTGCGCAGGTAGGACTGATGATGCTGGATTTAAAGATTGCACGCCTACAAAAGAACCCTGGCCATTACGATAGCCTGGTGGATGTCGCAGGTTACGCTGCATGCTTAAGCGATCTGCGATGAATAAATTGTTTGTTTAGGCGAACACATCGACACTCAATGCTGAATATAACTCTCAAGCAAACAATACAAGGATTTATTGAGTGATAGCTGATTCAAACTTTCGCACAAAAATAGTTAACATGCTGCGGACGTTATTAATCGCAACGCTGAATAAAGGTTTGGTAACAGAAATAAATGAACGTGAGATAAGGGTGAATGCTATGGGTTAATGAGCGCTCGAGAGGTCACAACACAGATTACACCACAGGCGTGTCCTGGCATTGGTATGCACGGGTCCTCCCTGGCTATTAAGTTAGACGGGTGGCAGAGCCCCGGGATTTTACTAGCGTTAGAATTGGCCCAAACCTTGACACTTGACACAAATATTAAGGAACGGGTGCGCTTATGACTGAACTTCAAATACAACATATCCCCATAGACAATCTTATCGCATACGCCCGCAATCCCCGCAAAAATGATGCGGTGGTTGATAAAATGTGTGCCTCCATCAAAGAATTTGGTTTTCGTATCCCCGTCATTGCTAAAAGCGATGGTAGCGTGGTTGATGGCCATTTGCGCCTAAAAGCTGCTAAAAAACTGGGCTTACAATTAATCCCGGTGATTTTAGCCGATGATTTAAGTGATGCCCAAATCAAAGCCTTTAGGTTGCTCGCCAATCAATCGGCTAATTGGGCTGACTGGGATGAAGATTTACTCAAACTTGAACTGGAAGATTTGCAGGCACTTAATTTTGATCTGGAATTAACCGGGTTTGATTTTGATGAAATACAAAAACTTTTGGATGCAACCGATATTGATCTTGACGAACCTGCTGAAGCCGATGCAGTTGATCCCACAGAGAATATCCCAATCATCAGTAAGCCTGGTGATTTATGGATTTTAGGTGAGCACCGACTTTATTGCGGCGATAGTACGTTGATTGATTCCTACAAAATTGTTTTAGAGGATGAGCAAGCCGATATCACGGTGTGTGATCCCCCCTATAACGTTAATTACGGTGCCAGCATTAAAGATACGTTGCGCAACAAATCCCGTGAAAACAAACACAAAATCTTGAATGACAATCTTGGCGAAGGCTTTGAAAGTTTTCTCGTTGATGTTTGCTCTAATATTATCATGAACACCAACGGCGCCATTTATATGTGCATGGCAGCCTCAGAACTTGCTGTGTTACAAAAAGTATTTAAACAAGCCGGTGGTCATTGGTCTACTTTTTTGATTTGGGCTAAAAATCATTTTTCTTTGGGTCGCGCTGATTATCAACGGCAATATGAACCTATTCTTTATGGCTGGCGTGAAGGCGCTGATCGACGTTGGTGCGGCGCCCGTGATCAAGGCGATGTCTGGTTTATCGATAAGCCCAGCGCTAACAATTTACATCCCACCATGAAGCCAGTGGCGCTCATGGAACGTGCTATTACTAACAGCAGTAAGCCTGGCGATATCGTTCTTGATCCCTTTGGTGGTTCTGGTACCACCTTGATGGCTGCAGAACATTCAAAACGTCGCTGCCGCATGATTGAGCTTGATCCTAAATACATCGATACCATCATAAGGCGCTGGCAATCCTACACTAAGCGTCAGGCTGTGCATGCTAAAACCAGCCAAACTTTTGATGAATTGTGTGCATGCCATATTGAAATGTAGGCTCTATGGAACTCATCAAACAATCACAATGGGCAAAGCGACATGGATTTTCAAGGCAATACGCGGGACAGCTGGTGCAAAGTGGCGTCATTCAATTGACAGGTGGCCTTGTGGATATTGAACAAGCCGATGCAGCGATTGCTGCCTTGCGCGATCCAAGTCAACCACAACGTCACAAAAATACCTCTGATGTCACTGAGCTTTCAACACTTCTACTTAAAACCCGAATCAAAAATGAAATGGAACGGGGCAAGCTGCTTGAAGCCCGTGCCAAAGCAGAAATTGGTGAACTGGTTTCAGTAGAAGATGTCAAAGTGGCTGCTTTTAATAAGGCCAGAATCGTTCGTGACAGTTTGATGAATATCCCTGACCGAGTAGCCTCATTGCTCGCCTCCATTGATGATGCCCACAAAATTCATGAGGTGCTGCTGCAAGAAATCCGTACTGCTTTGGAGGAATTAAGCCGTGACGTGTAATCCTTATCGCATGAGTTTTAATACAGGGCTTCGGCCTGATCCACTACTCAAAGTTTCTGAATGGGCTGATGGATTTCGCATGCTATCACAAACTGCATCATCTGAACCCGGCAGATGGCGCACCGAACGCACGCCTTATCTAAAAGAAATCATGGACGCCTTATCGCCATCATCACCTGTTGAAAAAGTCATTTTTATGAAAGGCGCGCAAATTGGGGGCACTGAAGCGGGCAATAATTGGATTGGCTACATCATTGATCAAGCACCTGGTCCTATGCTGGTGGTTCAGCCCACTGTTGAAATGGGTAAGCGTTGGTCTAAAGGTCGATTAGCGCCACTGATTGAGGACACGCCAGCTCTGCGCGATAAGGTTAAAGATCCACGATCTCGGGATTCAGGCAACACCGTCCAAAGTAAAGAATTTACCGGCGGCATTGTCGTTGTAACTGGCGCTAATAGCGCTGTGGGTTTGCGCTCTATGCCAGTTCGTTATTTATTTTTAGATGAAATTGATGCCTATCCGGGTGATGCTGACGGCGAAGGTGATCCCGTATCCCTTGCTATTCAACGTACCGCCACCTTTGCCCGGCGTAAGATTTTGTTGGTATCAACACCCACGATTCAAGGATTAAGCCGTATTGAACGGGAATTTGAAGCTTCCGATCAACGTTATTATTGGGTGCCATGCCCACATTGTAATACCTTTCAAATTCTAAAATGGCCCCAAGTGCAATGGGAAGGTGATCCATCAAATGCTCATTACGTTTGCATTGAATGCAAAGAGAAAATCCAAAATCATCAAAAAACGTGGATGCTTGCAAATGGCCAGTGGCGTGCATTCGGCGAATCAAATGGTAAAATTGTCGGTTTTCATATTTCCAGTTTGTACAGCCCGGTTGGGTGGTTAAGCTGGGGGCAAGCTGCACAAAATTTCTTGCATGCCAAAGAAAATGAACAACTACTTAAGGTTTGGGTAAATACCACCTTAGGTGAAACCTGGGTTGATAAAGGTGAGGCACCGGATTGGCAACGTTTGTTTGAACGCAAAGAAAATTACGCCATTGGTGCGGTGCCATATGGCGGCCTTGTTTTAACGGCGGGTGTTGATATTCAAAAAGACCGCATTGAAGTTGAGATTGTCGCATGGGGTCAAAAACGTGAAAGCTGGTCTATTGATTATCAAGTTTTTGAAGGTGATCCCGGTAAAGCCTCTACATGGCAACATCTATCCACTTTGATGAGCGCTTTATTTCCTAGTGAAGATGGCCTGGATCGCCCTATTACCATGATGGCTGTGGATGCTGGATATGCCACTCAAGAAGTCTATGGCTGGATCCGTAGCCAAGCACCAGGTCGTGTGATGGCTGTTAAAGGTATCGACAAAGCCTTAGTGCCAGTGGGCGCGCCAAGCCGTGTGGATGTCACCATTTTAGGGCAAAAACTTAGACGTGGCGCCAAACTCTGGCCGGTTGGTGTCTCCGTTTTAAAGTCAGAGCTGTATCACGTGCTCAAACTTTCACAAACCGATGAAGGATTTCCTGGTGGTTACTGTCATTTCCCAGCTTATGGTCCTGAATATTTTAAGCAGCTTACTGCCGAGCAATTAGTAACCAAAATCAGTAAAGGCTATCCAAAACGTGAGTGGCAAAAAATCCGTGAGCGTAATGAAGCACTGGATTGTCGAGTCTATGCTAGGGCCGCAGCCATTGCTGTTGGGGCGGATCGCTGGAATGAAAATAAATGGAAAAGTCTTATGGGATACAAAAAATCTCCCAATCCTGAATATAACCCTCCAAGAGAACCTATACGTCCCGCAAAGTCGCAAGGAAGACCGCGTGTGGTCAGAAGCCGTTTTATGGGATAGAACACCATGTATACAGAAGATGATTTAGCGCAAATAGAACAAGCGATTACCAAGCTGCAAAAAGGCGAGCGCGTAGTTTCTGTCGCCTATGGCGATCATATTGTCAAATACGCGGAGGTTGACTTGAGCGACTTGCTGAATTTGAGGCAGCGCATGAAATCAGAGCTTAAGGTTGCAGGCATTTCTCCTAAAAGACGCATTACCTTTGCCACACATAAAGGGATTGTCTAATGCTGCTAAAATCACTCGCACAATTATTCAAACGACCCAAAAGCAAAGCTTCCGCTTGGGATGCGGCTGGTTCTGGTAAACGCCTAACCTATTGGCAGCCAGAAAATAGTGCCATTAACAGCTTGCTTGGCATGCATCTGTCAACGCTTCGCAGTCGTGCGCGTGATATGGTGCGCAAAAATCCTTATGCCTCCAACATTATTGAGACATTGGTTAGTAACGCAGTTGGCACCGGTATTAAACCGCAATCCAAAGCTAAAAATGCAGAATTTCGTAAACAGGTTCAATCCTTATGGCTGCGCTGGACAGATGAAGTGGATAGCCATGGTGTTAATGACTTTTACGGTCTACAAGCCTCTATTTGT